GAAGTCCATCTCGGTTTTGTCGCGCTTGATGGCCTGGTCGCGGCGCTCTTTACGCTCCTTCTTCTCTTGACGGCGGCGTTCGCGAATCGCTTCACGCTCATCGTCGTCCTCAGAAGGTTCATCGTCGTCTTCCTGCGCTACCCGCTCATCGTCTTCATCTGGCTCCTCATCGGGGTCTTCGTCAGGAGGAGTGAGGTCTTTTTCGTCTTCGACGATTACAATTTCCTCTTCCTGCAATTCTTTTTTAATGTCTTCTGGCATTTGTCACCTCCTTCAGATGAATGCCTTGACTGCAAGCGGGTCTCCATGAACCTGCCCTATTATGTCAAGGTCGTTGAAAATTACGAACATTGCGTTTTCCGTTTCGCCGTCTTTCTCGCGGTACTGCACTTCCCACCGGTCGCCTCCGTACTTGGGTACGCGGACAAAGTCTCCTTCATCGCACCAACCCCCTTCCGGCCATGACTCCATGGTGTCGCGGTTTTTGAAAGCCAGGGGTCCTACTGCGATGACTTTGGCTACCTGGGTGTTCCACTTCTCGGTGTCCTTCGTCTCGGAATGCAGGATGATACCGCTGGCCGTTTTTGTCTTCGGCGTACGGATCTGCACCAGAACCCTGCTCCCGAATGGCTGCACTCCGGCGTCTACTGCCGGGAAAGCCTCCGCTAGAGCGTTCTCATAGTTCATTGTTTCCATTCTTTTCTTCATCGATTAAGGTTAAGAGTACTTCAATCGCTGCTTCGTACCCCGCAACGACTCCGACCCGATACCCGTACTCAAAAGTATCGCGTTCCTGTGGCCGCTTCAAAGCCTCCAACGCAAACTTCTGCTGGTCGGCCTTGAGGTGGTTCAAGAGGTGTGTTTCGATGTTCATCCGTCAAGGATTAGGGTTTATGCCCGTGCCTGTGCTGACGGAAACTTTTTCTCCGGACTGAATCTCGGCCGCTGCGAGTAGCATGGCCGTTTCGTTGTCGGAGGTGTTCATCGATTCACGACTGCGGTTGCTGGCGGCAACGCGCTCGTTCTCCTGCATCTGGCGGAACTGCTCCAGCTTGGCATTGTACTCCATCTTTGCCTGTTCAAACTGAAGCTTGGCTTGAGAGAGCTGTGCCTGCGCCTGCGCATTCGTCTGATCGCCCTGTGCCTTCTGCTGCATCTTAGCCTGCTCAAGCTGCAATTTAGCTTGGTCGCTCTGGGCTTTGAGCTGGAGAGCCTGGCCCTGCATCTGCGCATTGAGCTGAGCCACCTGCATACTGCTGTCTGGCGGCATCTGCGGCTGTGGCTTGTACTTCTGCGCCTCCTGGTCAATCTGGGTGAGTTGCTGGCTGAACTGTCCTAACTGCTGTTCAATAATCTCCTGCACGCGCAAAATGAGCTTCACCTGCTCTTCCGCCTCTTCCTCAATCAATCCTTCGGTCTGCGCTTTGTCGACGGCAGTGTGCGCTTCCGACAGGTAGTACTGCAGCAAGTGGTCGCGAAGGTGAGTAGCCATCGGAAAAAGGAATGTCTTCACCATCACAGGGTTTTTCCCGAACACGGGTGAACTCAAAAACGCCATATGCGTCATAATGTGGGCCATGTGATCCTGCTTCGGCAGCACAAAAATCGGTTGCCCCATCGTTGCTGCGACGTTCTCGCTGGCGGGGTCGCGGTCCTCGTTTGTTGGCGAAGGCTGCAGGACGTCATCCTCCGGAACCTTCATCGCCCGCAGGAACATCTCCTCAACCTTGCGCGGGTCATACAACTGCGGCGCCATTGCTGCCCGCTGAATTATGGCTTGAACCTGAGCAAAACGCTGTGTCTCACTGAAGATAGAGGGATCACTGACCGGTACGATGTCCATCGGCCCGTCGAAGTCGCTCGGCTCAATTTCGATGCCTGCTCCACGCGCCTTGATGTCCTCTTCAGTCATGTATGCGCTATTGAGGCGGTGAACCACCTTGAAGCACTTGCTCATTGAGTTGTGCAGGCGGCTGTGGATGCTGCTGAACACGACCATGCCCTGCTCAATCAAAGCCATGGTGGTTCCGACAGGCTGGTTGGGGTTCTGGTCGCTGAGCTTCTCAAAGCTCGTCTGCACCACTCCCTTGCCCGCATCAACCAAGAATCCCAACAGCTGGAAGAGCGTTGCACTCGGTCCAGCAAACGGCAACGGCATAATCAGTTTGCGTATGTCGTCTACCAGCGCACCGCCATCTATTTCAGCAATTTCAGTCGGCTGGACATTGATGGTCTGACCGCTGGCTCCGCCCTTGAGCTTGATGGCCGTTGGGACGTTCTGGATATGCGCTGAGTCCAAGAGGGCTCGCAATGCACCGGTAGCTGCACCACTGAGACTGCCGATCATATGAGTTAGGCCGATG